AAACTCCCAATATTCTGCGCTACCAAAGTCAACAACCAAGTTGGGTTGACCATCTTCAAAGTCTGTTTCCCAATATACTCTTGTTTGTTTATATAAATTACCTGATGCATATCTTGGTGACACAGGTGTTTTTCCACCTCCACTTACAGGTTTATTTTGACCTGAATAAGTCTTTGCAGCGTAAGGTTTTCTCAACTGTCCTTTGATGTTGTCCTGTAATACACTTGCTATATCCTGTAAGATTTGTTGTTCCATTAATAAATTACATTATAGAATCCACATGCTGGTGTAACAGAATTTATTACAACAGATGCAATAGTTTCACCTGGTATTAAAGAATTTATGTTAACCACATGTTGATGGTCATTTGTTGCCATTGTTGTATTTGCGGTTCCTGTTCCACCCAAATTACCAGTTACAGTAAAATTGATTACAATATTACATATTGCTTGTGCTGTTACTGTATGTCCACTATTTTGCCATAAACGAAAATTCACATTATTAGAACCTTGAGGTACTGCAGTAAGATATTGTGTTGTGATTGTACCACTTGGTGTTGGAGATGGGGTAGTTGTTGGAGATGGTGTGGTTGTTGGACTTATAGTCACGGTTGGGGTTGGAGTTACACTAACGGATGGACTTACAGTTGGTGATGGATATGGGTTACATGCGTTTATATCTTCAAACACAATTAATGAAACATCCAATACTACACCACCAACATGGTCATTAAATCTTTCAAAGAAAGGACTTGATGATGCTGGTAAAATACAGTCAATGGTATCCATTAGCGAACCACGTTTAATTTGAGATAATAGACTTCTGGCTTCTAATTCCATATCTGTTACCACATCAATCTCATTGGATAAGTCTGTATTGACAATATCCGCAAATATGATGGACATTTGATAGGTTGTTGTATTTTCATCATAAGTCATCGCAAGTGGGGTAGCGAACATCAATGGGTATTGAATGGTATTTCCACTCATACTTTCAGCAAAGTAAACAATGTCGCCTTGTCCGAATGACCTCATTCTCGGTGATGCCTGTTGTGCTGATTCCAATAAATCAATGATTTTATGGTATGTTGTATATGTCTTCATTATTATGTCTTGTTATATAAATAATCTTATCGTCTTTGTGACTGGTATTTTTGTTCTATCTTTCTCTGTTCTTCTCGTTCTTTTTCGTATCTGTCCTTTAAAATAGACGCTACGTTTAAACACATGTACAAGTTCATGTTCTCAACTTCTTCAAATTTTGTAAGGTCTTCTTTTGCGAGTTGATAGGTGAGATTGAAATAAAATCGAGCGGTAGCCTCTTTTGCAGGAATTTTGGGAGTTTCATCCATCCCTTCAGAATCATCTTGTTTATCTTCTTCTGCCACTCCAAAGAAACTTGTATATTTTTTATGTATATTGTTACGATTAAAAAAAAAAAATGCGCAGACCCGAGCCAATAACTTAAAGGAACATCCTTCATTATTTCCGCTCTATCATCAATTTCTTCAGATTTATATGGTACTATCTTATAGTTTTTTAAGTTTTTCTTATCTTTTGATATAACAGGTCTGTATAGAATAGCCATAATCTTATGCAGATTTGCATAGATATTATCCGATGAATATACTTCAAAATCTATCCATCCACCCCACGCTAATTTTGACCAATCATTTTCCAAACCATATTCTATATCGTTGTGAATAAATGTTAATACTAATTCATTTTCTTTTGGTATCTTAGCTTTATCGTTTAGAAAAAACTCAATTAATTCTATTTCATCTTTACTACAGTTTTTTAACTGATTTGTTGGAATGCCAGTAAACAATGATAATATTTGAATTGGGTTATTTTCATACAATTCAGGTGTTAACATCATTTTTTGATACATTCCCAATGTCATTTCATTTGGTACAACGATGACTTCGTCATCAATTAATAATTCTAAATTTTCCATTTATTTATACTATTGTTAATTTTCCACTTCTTTTATTTAATTCTGATTCTAATACATATCGAATTGCATCGATTGAGTGATTGTTATCATCTTCGGGAACATCCAACAGATTACCATCTTTATCTTCTTTAAACTTATATGATTGGAATTCCTGTATTGTGTTCTTTGATGTTGATTCAATCCAAATATGGTGACGTTTAATTAGGTCAATTCCATGCAAGATTGATTTCTTATTTACTGGTTTAACATTGAATCGATGACGTTTTAAATCCTCGATGTTTTGTGGTAGTGCGGAATCACACCAAATTGTATCGGTTTTGTCAAATCCCATTTGCTCCATATTGTATGCAATGTCAGGGATTGTTTTACCCTTGGTATAAAGTAATTCTTTGAAATATAGATTGTCCTCATCTTTGTATACCTCAATCAATGTGGTTGGTGAGTTGTAACCAAAGTCCATTCCTCTACCCAATAGTTTCATCCCTTCAGGGATTTTATCAATCGTAGAGAACTTTGTAAACACCAGTTGGGTTGCTATACCCTTTTCACCGAGATTGTAGATTCTGTACAAGTTTTCATCCTTGTCCTTTAAGGATTCTAATTCCTTGATGATAGTATCAGAAACGAATGGGTTATCTCTCCAAGTTGTTTTGAACACATAACAATCATCTCTATCCTCCAAATCATAAACCCAGCTGTTTAATTCACTTGGGTTCAAGTCACAGATTACTTTATCGGTTGTTCTAAAAATTAATTGATTCCAATCTTCTATTTTTAATTCGTTTGATTCATTACAATATAGGTAATCACGTTTCATACCACGAATCTTCTGTGGTTCATCCACTGATACCCAATTGATAATGTTTGTTCCCAATTCATACCATCCTTCTTGTTTATGTAGTTTATTTGGGTCGTAGACCTCAAACATCTCAAGAACTTGAATAAGGTCTTTTAAGACACTATTTTTTAAAGATGGTAATGTTTTACGGACAATGGTCAAAGTCTTCTTCTCCTCTTGCAAAAGACGATAAATCCAATAGATTAGAATGTTGAATGTCTTACCCGAGCGAGAACCACCCTGAGCAACCACAATTCGTTTTTCCAATTCATCAGATTTTAATAATTCCTCAAATACAATTGTTGTAGATATCTTCACTTATCCTTAACGAGTTTTTCTAAAAATTTTGTCATCGTCATATTGTTATCAAATGCGACGTTCTTAATTGTTTGGTGCAATTCAGGTGATACCCAAATTGGTCTATACTTGTAATCATACTCATATACTTTCCCCGACTTCGCTTTTATGTTTGTTTTGGGCATCTTCATTTTGTTTATTAAAAATTACCAGCATTAGTGGTTTTATGTATCCTATTTTTGTTGTGTCATCTTCAATACCCCCATCGTGTAAAAATCTAAAACCCTTAACAGGTTTCTCCAAAAATCTAATTTCGACATTTGGTTGTTTGTAAATGTACTTGTGAAAATATCTTGTGTGGGTTGATGCTGGTATTAACATTACAGATGTAACATCGTGTTCCATCATTTCTTTGTAACATTTTTCTGCGAATTTACCGATGTATATGTCAAACATAGGGTGACAATAAACTACTTCTCCTGACCAATCTTTGTCCAAACAACTATTATCTTTTGTGTAATATTTTGGTAACAGATGGTTCTCATCTGAAGCACAAGCATCTAATGTAAAGTTAAACTCTTTATATATTGATTCCCATATATCGGTTGGGGTTCTCAAGTACATCATTGATTTTGATGTTGAAAAAGATAATGTATTTTTTGCTATGGTTCTTTTCATTAGTTTTGAGTTTCGTTTTGTTCATTCATACTTGCAATAATCTGGTTGGTTAATGCAATTTTCTTTTGTTTAATAAGTGCATTTCTTGATGCAACTCTTTTACGGTGAGCGGTCTTACCGCCTCTTAGTTTAGACTTCGCCATCAGTTTCGGTATTTTCGTTTATTGATTTTCTTATAATCTCAATTTGTATTGGATTAGTTTGTATTGAATTACCTTGAGTAGTTACATCAACCTTACTGGCCTCAGACCATCTATCTCCAAATTTGTTACGCATGATTAAACTAAACAATCTATTATTATATCCTGCACCACCGGTTTCTTCCATATGA